GATGAGTGGTTGTACAATGGTGGACCCTTTCAACTGATTATCTTCCACTTCCTCATTGGCATCTTCTGCTACATGGGTCGTGAGTGGGAACTGTCCTATCGACTGGGGATGCGCCCCTGGATCATGGTTGCTTACTCTGCACCTGTTGCTGCTGCTACTGCGGTATTCCTTGTTTATCCTTTTGGTCAAGGTTCTTTCAGTGATGCTATGCCTTTGGGAATCTCTGGTACGTTTAACTACATGCTTGTCTTCCAAGCGGAACACAACATCCTGATGCACCCCTTCCACATGCTTGGAGTTGCTGGTGTGTTTGGTGGTTCACTGTTTAGTGCTATGCACGGTTCGCTGGTGACTTCTTCGCTGGTTCGTGAAACAACTGAAACCGAGTCCCAGAACTATGGTTACAAGTTCGGACAAGAAGAAGAGACCTACAACATCGTAGCTGCCCACGGGTACTTCGGTCGTTTAATCTTCCAATACGCATCGTTCAATAACTCACGTTCACTGCACTTCTTCCTTGCTGCATGGCCTGTGGTTGGTATCTGGTTTACTGCTCTCGGTGTAAGCACCATGGCATTTAACCTCAACGGTTTCAACTTCAACCAGTCAATCGTATCGAGTGAAGGCAAAGTCATCCCTACCTGGGCAGACATCCTGAACCGTGCAGGACTTGGTATGGAGGTAATGCATGAGCGCAATGCTCATAACTTCCCTCTAGATCTTGCTTCCAGCAATGCAACTCCTGTTGCTCTCACTGCTCCCGCAATCGGTTGATTTTTAAGAAAAAATAAATTATTCTAAACCCTAACATTTGTTGGGGTTTTTTTATTACTTTTTCATATATAACCTATACGGGCAAAAAACATTTGGCACACAGAATGAATCAAATACAACCAGAACATCATGTCACTCATAGAGAGTGTCAAGAGATGATTGATGCTGCTATACGAAAACACAATCGGAATGCTGCCATTATTTCTATGTTTGTTGGTTGGTTTATCCTCGCTTTATTTGCTGAAGGATTGTTAAGACTTATTGGAGTTATTCCACCAGTACTACCATGGCTCAACATTACACTCCCATAATATTTTTAGTTCCTTAATGATTACAACGGAGACACCTTATAAACTTGCAGAAATAATTTATGATACTTGGACACAACTTTACAGGCCGCAAAAAGTATCCTATAATGAACAAAAAGATACTCAAGATGAACAAGTACAATAGTGAAGAATACTTTTCAATTCTAGATAAAAAGACTGGAAGGAAACTTTTAGATTGTGGAGATGAACTGGATGCTCTGTCAATGGTTGCTATGGATCCACAGAACCGCACTTATACTCGTAATCAATTTCTAATGGGCTCAGTGGTGGATATTGAAATGCCAAAACAACTTCCTACAACTGATATAGTTACCACGCCCAAAGAACCTAATAAACAACTTCGACAACATCAAATCAAACTACCAGAAAGTGAATGGGAGAAAGTATCTGTATGAAAGATGAGGATGAGTTTTTCAAAGAATTGTTTGATCGACTTCAACATGTTGAACAACTATCAAGAAAGAATGCTAATTCCTTAACTGATCTCAAGTATTCTAATGGTATTCGGAGAGCAATGGATATTATCTCCGAGGTTAGGGACAAGTATAAATAAATTTTCAGAAACATGCATGATATGAATTGGAAAATTTAGGAAGACACTACATATTGGAACTATGTAATTCAAATCAAAAATACTTAAATGATAAAGAATATATTTTAACTTCGCTTAGAGAAGCCATTCAGATTGCAAAAGCCACATTGTTAGAAGAAATTGCAATCGAATTTACTCCACAAGGAATCACAGCTATTTGTTTACTTTCAGAATCTCATATGAGTATTCACACCTGGCCCGAAAAAAAATATGCAGCGGTAGATGTATTCACTTGTGGAAATCACACAGATCCATCTTTAGCTTGTGAGTTTCTAGTCAATGCATTTCAATCCAAAAATTATAATTTACAATTAATTACAAGAGGTATTAAATGAAAAATTTTGCAATATATTCTAGAGAAGGTTGCCCTTTCTGTGTTAAAGTTGTTCAGATTCTAGAGATGACTGGGCAAAGTTTTAGAGAATATAAACTGGGGGTTGACTTTACGAGAGAAGAGTTCTATAATCAGTTTGGATCAGGTTCAACTTTTCCTAGAGTTGTTATGAATGATAAATTAATTGGAGGCTGCACAGAGACTGTAAAATGGCTGCAAGAACAAAAGATTGTATGATTAATTCTGTGGGCGATATCATCGACTTATTGAATCAAGTCATTGATGATCTTATTCTCCATCGAAAATTTACCTTTGATTTCTATCATTATCTTGTTGATGAGAAAGTTTCTAAAACTATGATTGAAGAATTTAATTCATGTCATTACATTGGAATCATTCGAGAACAAATTGAAGAGTTTGAATCATTCTTAACTGGTGGTGATTCTTTTATTCGAGAAGCCTATCCTGGGTATTCTAAACCAGAAGTTCGCAGGATGAAAGAATATCTTGAAGGAATTATAACTGCTGGATTGGAGTATGAGAAACTTAAAAATACAAGGAAGAAAAGAACCAGGAAAAATTCCTCTAAATAGAGGAGTAGAGTTACTTCTTCGTAAGAAGAAACTCCAAAAAAATAATGTTATATTATTTCAATTTGAAAAACTGTTGAACCTTTTTAAACGAGAGATCACAGTTTACTTTGAATTTTCTCTTGATATAAGGAAACCTAAGCAAAAGGAGAACTAGAATGGATTACACTTCAGTCATTCTAACTTTCAGTATAATGTTTTCCCTTTTGTTTTTTCTAGTGGGTGGTTTAATGGTTCTGGTTGCGAAAGATATTTTCAAAAGAAGAATTAAGATTAGCACTCATCCAGAAATGTATGATGAAAATGGCAATCTCCTCGACAATACACTGATTGCCTTTAACTTTGATAACTATTATGATAATGAGGAAGAAGACTATTAATTTTTACTTAAACTGATATGGCTAAATTACCAACAAATCCACTGATTTCGGAAATTCTACAGAAAGCACACAACGCAAAAACCAAAGAGGAGAAAGCATCGATTCTTCGTGAGAATGAATCTCCTGCTCTTAAAAAACTTCTCATCTGGAATTTTGATGAGTCAATTAAGACTGCCCTTCCAGAGGGTGAGGTTCCTTATGCTCCAAACGATGCTCCTGCTGGAACAGAACATACTCGTTTGGTTCATGAACATCGAATGTTTCATAACTTTGTAGTTGGTGGAAACAATGATCTTTCTCAGAGTCGAAAAGAAATGATGTTTCTTCAAATGCTTGAAGGGCTTCATGAGTCTGAAGCTGAAGTATTATGTTTAGTAAAGGATAAGAAACTTGGAAAGAAATATAGAATTACTCAAAATGTCGTCGCAGAAGCCTTCCCAACAATCGAATGGGGAAACAGAACCTAAGTCAAAAAAATCCTGTTGGGATACAAGTGACTTAGAAAACAATCGGAAAGCAGGAGTTCTTATGATTCATGAGAATTGTGATAAGTCTCTTGCTGAAAATAAATCTCTACCTCTTAATTCATATCTTGTGACTTATGAGTATAGAGGTAGTGTCTGTTATGACATTGTTCAATCAAATACAATCGTAAAAATCTTTGACTGTTATTATGACAAACTCGGAATTGGATCAGCAATCAAATCAATCAAGTGGACAGACGGAAGAGTTAATCCAAAACTCTACGGATACACAAAACCCGAACGTAAAAAGCGGTGATCTAAATGTGGATGTTGATCTAGATCAACTTAAACCACTTATGAAACGCTATAAGAAACTGAAGAGGTATATGAGATCTTCTTTGTATCAGGTAAAGAAGATGGATGGAACTGAAAGGGTAATCAGTAAACTCTTAGAAGAATAAATAATAAGAGGAAAATTTTAGAGTTAGATGAAGACTTTTAATTACTTTTTTGCTGAAGCAGAAGACAAAGCACCACTCAATTTAAATGAAGCTGTTGATTTATTTGACTTCTTCTATGAAGAGTTGAGTGAGGTTGAAAGATTTTTAGTAGTTGAAAGTTTAGACGAAGAAGACTTATATAATATTTTATGGTTAGAAGAGTATCTTGAAGAAGATTTGCAATCTGGATTACAAAGACAAAGAAAAAAACAAAAATCTTTGTCGAATAAAATGCAAGGTAGAAATTTAGATGCATCTGGTAAACCAAAAAGAATTCAACCATACCAAAGAACTTACCATGGAACTTCTGAAACAGGATCTCAAGGTATCAGTAAAAAAGGATGGAAAGATGATGTAAATGTGACAAGACAAATGCGTGGAAAGGGAGTTTATACAACTCCAGATAAAGATGTTGCTTCTAAATACGCTGCAGATAGATCTAAGAAGTTTGATCCAACTCCAGGTGAAGGCAAAGTTAGAACTTTTAGAGTCCCTAAGTCACAGTTGCCTTCAGAAAGAATGACATATCAGGGTGTAGGAGATCCAAAGAATAAGGGATATAAAACTTATTTACTAACAACACAACAAGCTGATAAGTTTGATGTGACAAATGATCCAAAAGAATTTGCAAGAAACATGGGTAAAAAATTATTAAAAAAACCTCCAGTTCAACCTTCATCTAGTTCAGGAACTACAACTCCACCAGGAACAACTAAACCACCAGTTACTAGTTCAGGATTTACTGGCCCCAATACAACTATTCCTGGGCAACCAAATGCTCCAACTGGAATAAAACAGTCTCTAAAAAACTT